ATGTAACGCACTTACCTCTAGAGGTTTAACACCCCCCTCCCATACTTTACTTTAAGTGAACCAACATAAGTCCTTAGGAACGTGGTAGAACCTTTGCACCTCTGAACGCTCGCCTATATATTTCTCCACCTTGAACACATCTCTAAAGATAACATCCGAGTGACACATGAGTATTGCACGGCTCTTGGAGCACACAATACAATAGTAGAAGCCGAACTCTTTCCACTTCTCTTTGCGTCCCAAGAAGCTCACTGTATTGTAAGGAAAGTCCTCCTCATTGGTCCAGTGCACTGCAGTTTTTACCTCTACTTCCCAACGATAGAGCTTGCCGTCCTTGTCGCTGTACAAATCAATACCATAGCGGTCCGGGTTAGGCACGATGATGTGCCCACGTTCGCCTAGGTAATCCTTGACCACTTGCTTGCCCCAGTCGTCCCACTTGTTGAATGCATTGGTAGAGAATCTCATCGCATGTGCGCCTCCTTACCGCTCTTAATGTTGTGACACCGGTGGCACATCGTCTGCAGATTCTCCCAGCTCATTGGATCGCCACCAAGTCTGATGGGCGTGATGTGGTCAACTACCTGACCAATGCCGTTACACTCAACACACAACGGCTGCTCCTTGATGAACATAGCACGCAGCTTGCGCCACCTTGTGGTGTTGTAGAACTTGTTGCGCACCAAGCGATCTTTGCTGTGCTGCTGACTACCTTGGAGCCAGGGGCGCTGTTTACGTTTTGGACTATTCGGCATAGTAAATAGGTTTTAATTGTTCTGCTACAGCTTGAACCACATCAACGGTCACTGCGTTGCCGCATTGCTTATAGCGCTGGGTGTTGCTCATCTTCTTAACCTCACCATCATAGTTGCCGTACTCGGTATGGTTATCTGGGAATCCTTGTAGTCTCTCACACTCTATAGGGGTTAGTCTTCTTATGCGGTAGTTAGGTTGGTCTACTATTGGCGTGTGACCTCCTCCCATTCCCATAGCAGAAGTAAGAGCTGGGCTTTTCTCTTCAAAGTGCGCTGCGTTCTTTTGTAAACCACCTCTACAAGTTGTAGGCTGCACTACCGCTTGGTTGCAAGATGTTTCAAGTGTGTTGGCTTTACCTTTACCCACACGACCCCTGCGAGTGGTACTACTTGGTTGTGCCAGGTTAATGCTGTCGCCTTCCTCTGCAATCTCGTAGCCTTGTTTAGTGGCGCTTTTTATTTTGAATTTTTCCGCAGACTGTTTATCTGTAATAAGGAATGACCCGTTACTGTCTGCTCCGTATCTTGTAGTAAGGGTGCAGGAAATTCCTTGTTGTCTCGGTAGCTTAATATTCTCTCCTGCGCTCCCTCCGATAGGAAAAACTCCTCGCCAATCTCTTCGGGGCTTTGTAGAATATCCGACAAGGTATATGCGCTCTCTATTTTGGGGTAGAAACCAACTTGTGTTAAGCAGTTGCCACTCAAGTCTATAACCCCCAATGTCGGCAAAGGCTTGGATAATTGCCCAAAAGTCTGCGCCATCGTTTGAGGAGAATGTTCCTTTAACATTTTCCCAGACAAATACACGAGGTCTGCACTCGTGAATGAGTCTAATTGCTTCTTTGATAAGAGAACTTCTTTCTCCTTCCATCCCTTTTCTTTTTCCAGCCAATGAGAAATCTTGGCAAGGACTTCCGAAAGTGATGAGGTCAATTTTCGGGAGGTCTCTTCCCCGAACATCTGTAACTGATCCAACATAAGTACTGTTTTTGAATTGTTGTTTATATACTGCGATGGCGTGCTTGTCTACCTCAGAGAAATAGCTGTTCACCTTGTAGCCTGCACGCTCGAAGCCAAGGTGGAATCCTCCGATGCCGGAGAATAGGTCTAGCTGATTAATTTGTAATGCGTCACTCATCTCTCTAATCTTCAAAGTGTTCACACTCCTCACACATCGGCTCGTTGTCAATCCAAACGAATCGCTCGGTATTTGTGCCGCACCAAGCGCAGCACTCGGTGTCCGTGGTCCACGGGTTGCCGTCATCAATGTAGCTGTCGGGAAATCTCATAATTTATTTGTTTTTATTGTTGTTGTGTCAACGTACGCTTTCACGTACTTGGCAGCGTCAGCATATTCACTGGCGTTGTATCTACGGTCTTGGAATCCAAAGTGCAGGTAAAAGTGGTCACTCATGGTGACGCTGTTCACTTCATAGGCTTCATTCTCTCCAGGCATCTTAGGCTTCTTATTTTTATTGCGGTAGCGTTTGTCGCACGTTTTGCACTGTGCTCTGAGTCCTTCTTTACCGGCTCGGAGCTTTGTGTACTCTGAGAGCGGCTGCACTCTCGAGCACTTACTGCATCTCTTCCTTTTCATTCTCCAACCTTTTCTCTATTGCTGTCTTGCGGTACTTCTTTATAGCTGTAGTCTCTCCGCTGCGCTGGTCTACAACAAAGCGGACGGCGTGGCCGATGAGTGCAGTGTTGTTCACCTCTTTTATGAGCGGCACCATCTCTTGCTTGCGCACGGGCTTTGCCTCTCCTACGTTCATATCCACGATGAGCTGTGCAATGGCGTTGCGTATTTTTAAGTCTATCATAGTTCTAAATTTTGTCTATTATCTCCTCTACCAAGGGCAGCGATTTTTGGGCGCTTGCCTTCCCAGTGTATAGCTCCGCCGTCTTCCATTATAGCGAGTACCTTCTCTGCATCTTTACGCTTGCAATCTTCCGTATCACGGATGAACGTGGCAGCATCTCCTTTGCTCTTACCAATAATCTTGAGAGCGATGCGCTCCTGGTCCTCATCGGTCCACACTCTTGTGCGGTTGTAGAACTCGTCGACCTCTATCTCTGAGAACTCTACCACGTCAAAGCCTCCAACAGTCATCTCTATCGCCGGTGGCTCGATGTTACGGGTGTATTCCGGTGTGATCTCGGTAATGTCCTTGTTGTTCTCACTCTTCTTGGTGGAGAACGTCGTCTCTGCCTTCTGCACCAAGTAGGCACCGAGGTGTCCTTTAGCGTTGCGGTCGTTCTTATTCTCGTGGAGCACGCAGGTGATGTGGCAGTTGTACTCCGCCGTCCATTTGAGTAGCTTGGAAGCTATCGCTGTAGCTTCCTCCTCATCGTTCACCCCTTTGGAGGCGATGTCTGCAATACCATCTATGATGACGTAGCCGATGTTCTCTTCGGTTTGCAGTATGTAGTCGATAAACTTGAGTCGCTCAGCGTTGGTGTCCAAACCACGGAAGCGGTAGTACTCCAAGTTGTCGTAGTTGACGCTGTGCTGGAGCCCTGCCATCTCGTGGATGCGCTTCTTGGCTTTTGCGGCGTGGTAATCTCCTTGCTCCGTATCAATATAAATGACCTTGCGTGGGTGAATGTATCCCCGTAGGAGGTTGCAAACAAGTCCATCACTCGCTGCTGCTGCGCAGATGGCGCTGAGGAAATAACTCTTGCGGCTCTTTGCCTTACCTTGCACCAATGAGAAGTTGCCCAGCGAGCCAAAGATGTAGCTCTTCTGCCCGAAGACCATCTCAATAGCTTTTGGAGGTTGGGTGACCTCAATAGTACTGTCCACTTTAAGTGACGCAAGGCGCTGCGCCATATCTTCCACCACCTCCTCGTCTTCCGTCTCAATGTTGAAGTCGGTCGGTGCGGTGAGCTCGTATTTCTTTCCATATCCTTGTGCTCTAATGTCTGCTATTGCGTTGTCAAAGTTTCCACCGTGCTCCAAAACGGCATAGCATTGGAAGCCGTCGTAGGGCTGCTCTGCTTCAAACTCGGTGCTTGTGGTCCACGGCCAAAACAGGCCGCTGTCCTTAAATATCACCCCACTGGTCTTAGCATCGGTGTTGCCGGGTCTGAGCAGGTAGATGTACTTGTTGCTCTCCCCAGTGATGGTCCAGCCGTATCTAAGGATAATGTCTAGGGCGCTGTGGCTCTCTCTAAACTCTCCCCAAGGCGTGTGGTTCTCCGTCTCACGATCTCCATGCGCTTTTATCTCTACCACTACCTCCTTTTGCATCTCGTCCATTGTACGGGCCACTCGGAAGATAACGTCACGCTCAGCGGGGCTGATGCGCTGCACGTTCGTTATCTTTCCGAGTATCTTGTACCCTTTGCTCGGGTAGGTAACGATTTGACCGCCTTTACCACGGGTCTCAAACGTCACCTCGCCGTCAATGTTTCTTGCGAGCTTTTGGTTGCCTTCTATCTCGTCGCACTTGAATATCCAATGGTAGCCGCCTGAGATGGTAGTTTGAATAATCATCTTGTCCTTGAGTCCTGGCGCCTCTTCTTCCAGGCGCTCGGTGAATGTTTTGTACTCCTCACCTCTGAAGTGCTTAGCATCTATGTCCAGGCATTGAATGCCGTCGAAGCCCATCACCAAACCAATAGATGTGGTGGTTTGGAAGAGCTGCTCCGCCTCTTTAAGGCCCATAGGCTCCTCACTATATTGCTGCCAGTTTCGGATGCTTGGGCGCTTCTGTCCATCTACCAATGGGATAGGGGAGAAGCCGTGGGCGATGTATTTCTTTGCTATTGTTGTCGTGTTCATTTAATACGTTTCCAGTTATTGAACTGAGTGGTCCATTTGTTAGGGTCCATGGTCACCGCTTTGCGGCTGTTGAGCTCTCCCTTTGCAAAGATGTAAAAGGTCCGTTGAATGCGATCGTGCAGGACAATAAAGTCTACATCTTTGTACTGCGCAAAATTCTGCTTCACCACGGTGTGGTTGTACTCGATGAACTCCGCACCTTTCACTTGCACGGTGATTGTCCTACCTTTTTTATAGGCAATAAGGTCCCAATCATTATCGTGGGTGAACGGGAACGCTACTGCCCAGCCGAACTCTACAAGTTTAGAGGCAACAGCCAGCTCTGAGATGGCGCCACTACTTAAGCTCATCGCTCAGCTTGTTTAGGTAATCGTCGTAAGATTTAGCGATAAAGTAGACGCCCCCGGCATCTCTTATCTCTTTCTCTATCTCTTTTTGGTCTGCAGATTGGCGGTCTTTTCCAATCTTCACCTCTATACCAAAGAAGCGGCCGTCAATAATACCGATAATATCCGGGATACCTTTGCGCTGCACTCCTTTGCGGTAGGTTTGTCGCTTTACATCATAGACCGCACCATTGTTGATTCGGTAGGCCACACCTTGGCGGATGTGGTACATATCCCAAATGATGGTCTTGGTCAGTGCGTTGGCCGTGGTGTCCGTAAACTTTTTGCGGACCAATACGTGCGGCGGAATGTCTGGGTGCTTCTCTGCATTGAGCTCGTTAGCGATCTTCGCTAACTCCTTGAGGTTTGTTGGTATCTTCATCTTTTATGGTATCTCTGAGCACCTGGTACTCTATCAAATTAACTATGTGCTCCTTTTCTATTGCTCTTAAATAACCAATAGCACACTCCCAGCATTTTGCTTGGTGCAGCAGCTTACCCACGGATGGCTTGCTCATATTTCTGCAGCTTTTCGTAAAACTTCAAGTAAGTATCCAAGGCGGTAGTAATATCCTCTAAGAGGTCCTCTCTAGTGATGCGATGGATATGTAGCTTGTGATTTGTCATGCGGGGGTCATAAGATACAAAATCTAGCCATTGCAATGACTCGATAACTACAAAGTAGTGAATCACCTGCGCTTTGTACTCCGCTGGGATGCGTCCGATGCGGATGTACTCGATGTGCTTCTTGCTGTTTGGGCACTTTACCTCTACCCCACCAATGTATTGGTCTTGCTCTTTAACGAGGCCGTCAGGCGATACAGCAATAAAGGGGTAATCGTCATGAATGCAGAATCCTACTTCTTGGACTGTCCTTTTACTAGTCTCCTCGTAGACTCTAATGGCTTCCGGCTCGTAGAGGATGCCGTGCTCCATTGATTTGGAGGTGAAGCTCTCCGGTATGACGCCAGTCATGCGCTCGGCAATGAGCTCATCGATAAACGGGAGGTTGTTCTTGGCAAAAACTTGCTTTGCTCGTGATCCAGTGATAACTCCGAGTCTTGCCTCGAACCACTCTTGGCTGCGTTGTTGTAGTTGCAGTTCTTTCATTGTTGTTGTTTTTTAAATTAATCGTTTTCTATACCGTTCTCTTCCAGGTCCCGGTTGCACAGTGCTATGATATCCATTGCTCGAAGATTATAGTCATTATGATGGCGCTTACAGCTGCACCGAGTACAAAGGCAAAGCGCACGTTAAATGTTTGATCTTGCTCTAAACGCTCTATCTGGTACTGGAGCTCTTTTACTCGGCGTCTTAATTGTCTGTCCGTCATTGCGTATTTATTATTAATCTACTCGATTTCGAGGGGGTTCTCTTTGGTGTTAAAGGTTTGCGCCTACTTTAATTCAGTTGCGCTTGTTTTTTCAGTTGTATGAATAAGCATACAATCTGTACTCTTTTCGCCTTATTTGTACGCTTTAGCATACAATAAGCAGGTTTTGTACTGCTTATTTATACATTATTGCGTATTGAGATATGCAATATTTTACACTTTGAGCCGATTACCTCTACCATTCGGCTCACAACTTCAACTCTGTTAGCTTGTTCAACGCCTCTGAGAAGTCTACACCGGCAATGACTTTATCTACATAGTCTTCACTAACCGTGCTGTCAATACTAAAGGTCTCAGCGATCTCAAGGAACTGCTCCTGGTTGGTAACTCTTGCCTCGTATACATTCCCTTTGACGTGGCGAATTATAGAGTAGCCGTGCTCCTCGAGTTGCGCTACCTGCTTTGGTGTACCAAAAAAGTACACGCTTCTTAGTTTGTGGTTTTCCATTTTATTTGTTTTCTCTGAATTCATCAATCTCTGAACGCAGCATTGCCAGCTCGTCAAGGTTCAGCCCTAAAATCATCTCAACATTGAGCTGAATCTTAGTAAGCAGCTCCTCGTTCTCGTTATCTAGAGCGGCAAGTGGACCACGGATGGCCTGCTCAATCTTGCGCTCAAGGTTGTGCATCAGGTTCTTAATGCTCTGTTTGTAGAGCGCTGTACCTTTTAAGTTGTCCATCTGCTCGAGGCTCGCTTGGAGGAGCGCCACCAATTTGACGCCCTCCTTAAAAGTGTTGTATTTATTTTCTTCTGTCATTCTTAATCCATTTGTAAATGAGGTACCCGTTCCACAACAGCACCACGGTGGTGCCTATTAAAATATCAACCATCTCTTTCTTCGTTCGTACTTGCGGATGAGTTTGGCGTTGTTGTCAAGCAAAGCGATGACATCCTCGTTCCATTGCGTGGCACTTGCCATGAGCATCACATTGAGGCTCTCCCACCTCAACTGAGCGATAAAGCGCTCGATGTGGCGCTTATGTCTCATCTTACGTGTTAGCTTCTTTCTCATTTGTTTATTTCGGCTCTCGCCTTCTTCTCGTTATACAAAGCGGTAAATGCCGTTTTTACCTTATCACGCTCGACCTCTACCTTAGTCAGTTGCTTTTGCAGCTTGGCAATCTCTTTCTCCAGGAGCGTGACCTCTTCATCTCTGCTTTTACGGTACTCCCTAAATTGGTCCTTGAGGTGCTTGTTTTGCTCATTCGCCTCTTTCTCAAGGTAGCGGTGGTACTGCATCTTCTCTCTGAGCTCACTCACGCTCATTGGCTTGTTACCTTCTTGACCTAAATAGTCCAGGCAGTACTCATAAATCTCGCAATACAGCTGATTGTAATAAATGCGTTTGTTCAGGTCCGCATCGTAGCGATGATGATGCTGGTTGTAAGCGTGAAGTACAGTGCAATGGCTCATAGATCGTACTACGACCTTACCGTCCTTTCTTGCGTTGTAGGGGAACATCTTCCCGATGTCTGCAAAGGTGTGGTACTTGCGTAGGGCCACCATAATGGCGTTGCGGGCATCAACGACCTCTCTACGTCTTGTGCGCAGAGAGGCGTCAATACCGAAGTTTTCACGCACAGCTTGGATAAGTTTGTGCTCTCTAGTCATCAGAACGGGAGGTCATCGTCTTGTTCCTTACCATCGTCAATGACGCTGTCCCCAAAAGCTTCCGGGCCGGTAGTTTGTTCAGCCGTCACTGGAGCAGTGAGTTCTACATCTTCCCAAAGATCGTCATCGTCTGCACCATCAACATCGTTGAGAGATAAGACTACACCTTTGTTGATGTAGGCCGTCAGACCCTTCTTTCCTGCCATCTCCCAGCTCTTAATGTACGTCTTGGCACGTAGGGTGCTGCCGTTACCAATAAGGCCGTCAAAAGGCATCTTTGCCGTGTCCCACAGTTGTGGTGGGTTGTTGGTCTTCAAGCGAACGGTTGGTAGCTCGTACTTTTTACTGCCGTCCTGGCGCTTAATCTCGAGGTGCGGAAGAATCTTCATGCCCTCTAGCGTTTTGATGCTCTCCGCATCTAGGGTAAGCTCTACCTGATACTTACCGCTCATCTTGTTAGGGCCGCTCTTCTCCGTGAGCTGCGCCCAGTTTGTTGTGCCGGTCAATACTGCCGATACACCTTTTGCAAAATCTAACTTTGCCATAGTTGTAATTGTTATGTGACGCTCCTTGATTATAATATAACGCTGCGGAGCGTTTTACAGCGTTATAATGTTGTTCCGAGTAGTAGGGCTAGGCCGTGGCCTAAAAGTAGCACAGCGCTCACGCAAATAAGCGTAGCCGCACCTAGGAATGTGAAGTACTTAATGTCTCTGAGATTGTTCTTTGAGATTCGCATAATACAGTTGTTTTGTTTCGTTGTTGTAAACATACAAGGTTTGTTTTAATTAACAACAATCAACACACAAATAATTTTCCACAGCGTTGTCCACAGCCCCCTGGCACGATCAAAAGCAATGGTTTTTTGCCGTTAGTATTTTTCTACCATAGCTGCAAGCATCTTTTTATCTAGGGGGCCGGCCATCCGGCCACCTAGAGAAAAAAATGCAAAGGTAGAATTTGAAGAATGTTTTTTTTTCTTTTCCTATATATAGCAGGAGAAAAAAGAAAATAAACACTAGATTGTTAATAAACCCCGTTTTTGATTCATATTTGAGACACTCCAAAAACAGCCATTCCTCATCTATTGGTATAGTATAAAATACTAAAAAAGCCCCGTTAGATTTCTCCAACGAGGCCATCACACAACAACAAAACAACAGCTGCGAGCTGCTGAATGTATGCTTTATTTTATCACTTGACCGGCAATCCTCACCACAATAAGTGCCAAAAAGAAGCCAATTACCGCACCAATGGTGTAGCCTTTCTTCTCTTCTTTAAGGACCAGCTGCTCCACTTTCTGCTCTTTAAACACCGTAATGGTATCCGGAGGGCACTCCACATCCACGACCAGTGTATCGTAATAGCGTTGAATATCAACAACCACTCCATCCTTTATTATTTGTATAGTATCAACCTCCTTGATGGTGATAGTATCACGCACCTCTACGACCTCGGTCACGATCGTGGTGTCTATCCTTACCACTATATCCTGGGCAATCGTTGGGTCTTTTGCAATCGCACGCTTTAGGTTCCACTGAGCACCACAGCTGTGCAGAAGTAGGGCAGCGCTTACGAGCCACAAGAGTCGCACTCTTCGGGGTTGTCTATGTTGCATTGAGGTTGTTGTTGATTTTCGAGCTCTTCGAGCCATTCGTTGAAATTGTCATCCATTATTTACCTGCTTTTGGGTCCTTACTAAAGAATAGGGCAAAGGCCACACCAAGAAAAGCGCTAAACTCCGTGAGGGAGGCTTTCTCTGATGCGACAAGGGCAATGCCCGAGACAAAGATAAGGAGACCCACAGCCGTGGTCTTTTTGTTTTGGGTGATTCTTTCAAACATAATATGTATATTTAAATTAGGTCGACTTGGTGTTTCTAATGTTTACATCGAGCCGCACAAAAGACCTCGGTTGGTAACCGGGGCTTTTTTATTTTCTCTTTAGAATATCAATCTCTCTATGGAGGTACTTGTTCTCGGTTTCCAGCTCTGCCACCTTTTGAGTCAGCGAGAGGATTTTCCCCTGGGCAGATTCAAGAGACAAACTCATTTCTTCTATTCTCTTAAGTAGGTCCTCTCTAAACATCGTCTCAGGGCTTTCTGCACGTTGTTCCTGTCGCAACTGCTGTGCCGCTTCTTTTTTATTTTTCACCACCACCTCATAAAACTTGAAAGCTGCACCACTCCCTAGTACAGTCAACAAGGCAATGATTAACTCTTGGCTCTCCATTGTTTTGTAACTCTTATTTGATTGATAACTGCGGCTAAAGCTATAAACACCCATCCAAAGCGTGAGGGAGCTTCAAACAATTTACCCGTCATAATATACTGCTCCACGGTAAGGAATGCTACAAGCGTAGCGATCACCGTGCTGTAATATCTGCATTTTAAGTCTCGCATCCCTACGCTGTAGAACTGAAAGAGGCCTCCAGCTATAGCGGTGACTATAATGTGCCACTTGAAACCTATCTCTGTCCAAATGGCTAGAGGAAGCAAAAACGCATGAAGACCAGCAATAAGCAGCTCGAGGAACTCAGAGTCTGCAAAGCCAATGATGGTCTTGAGATTGCTCTTTATCAGTCTAAAGTCTACCATCTCTTATATATTGTTTCACCTCTTTGGCGCACCGCCTGGAGCACCTCCATTCTATTGTTACCGTCCGCTTTGAAGCTCACATGCACCCAAGCCGGGTTCTCATCGGTCCCAAACTCATAAATCAATTGATCGAAGACAAGGTGTTGGTGAATGTAGTGGAAGATGTAGCTGTTCTCAGTACCTCCCCAAACATCTGCATCAAGATCAAGAGCCTCACCTTTGCAGTGCTGAGATGTTGGAGAACCTCCGATGGCTTTGTTGAGCGCTTCAGAGCGGTAGCCGCTCGTCACTGCGATAGGCACACCAAAGTGGTCACGGACCGGCTGGAAGATGTTTGCAGCAACAGCCTTGAGCGCTTTGAGGTGCGCTCTTGTCGGCTTGTTGTCAATATCCAACCGTATAGCCGTTTGGCTTTTGATTACCTCTGCCAGGGTAAGGTTCTCGCTTAATCTCATTTTATACCAAATCTTCCTCGCTTGGTTCCGGGAATAGTTCCGGGCGTTCGATCTTACATTGTTCTAACCACTCTCGTCTCACCTCACTTGCACCCATTACGAGTAAGCCAAATGGAGAACACCAAACGAGGTTAGAATCCCAAGAGGCATCAGCCTCACCATCCCAAAGGACATCTACTAAATACGCATCACCATATACGGCTTCCGTGAGTAGTTCTCCTTCTTCATCGTAGGTAGCGGGGGTTGTTACCTCGTGTCCTAATTCTACGATTAGGTGTGAGTGGCTCGGTACTACCTCGCCTTCCTCATTTTCAATATGAGGTAGTGCGTTGATTTTTGTCGTTGCCGCTCCTTTACTACCAAAGCGGTATTTTCTAAATACTTTTTTCATCTTATAGTGTTGTTAGGGCGATACACTCGGCATCGGTTAGGGCGGTTGGGAAAAATAGTTGTTGTTTTATTTCGTACCCTAATTGATAATTATATATTCTTTGCAAATCAAATGCTGAAACGATAGAATAATCGCTACCAACTTGCGCACCATTACCAAACACTTTTGCGGTAGTACCATCTGATTTTATTAGAATCTTAAATGTAGTCCCAGCAGTTACCGCTAATGCGCCACCGATTTGAGCAAAACCATTGTTTCCGTCTCTCCATCTTACTTGTGAAGTAGGTGCGTCAAAATGCAAACGCAATTCTTCCGCACCAGCATTATCTCTTAATGAAATAGCCGAACCAGTTACGCCAGTATCAATACCTTGTCTTGTCATTTCAATGAAGAAAGTACCAATACTTAAACCGCCAAGCGTGGATGCTGAAGTGATAGCCGTCTCATTCCCCCTCGTACTCGCCGAACCATAGGTAGGTATGTAGCTTGTTGGGTAGGAGCCAGATTCCCATTGATGACCATATATAAATAACGATGTATCACTTGCTGGTAACCAAGATTGACCAAAACCAGCACTCGCAGAGGAAACAATGTAATGGCGGTAAGTTGTAGAAGTAAATCCAGTATTATCAAATACCGCAGTACATCTATACCATCCATTTCCATAATCTTCAATGTCGCTGCTTATACAACCAGAACCCTTTGTTCCAACCACTCCAGTAGCAACATCAAAGTTTGCGAAAATTGCACCGCTATAAGGGTTTGTTAATTGAATATAACTTCCCGTGTCTGCTTTAGCAAAAACTGATATGACTGCGTCATCTCCTACTGCTCCTCCAATAAGTTGTATAAAATGCGTTGATGATGTTAGTGATGCGCTAATCTTTGCCGCATTTTTAACTCCCTCTGGAGATGTTGCAAAGTTATCCGTGCCAGTTACATCATTCTGCGACCAAACACCGATGTATTCGCTTTGTGTAGCGTAATTTGAACGAGACGGCTCAAGCAACAAAGAAGGACAAGTCGCACCGCCAGAATAGTCTAATCTCGGCATATCTCCCAACAATCCAGCAGATACTGGGGCGGTGGTGGTTTCTATGTAACTTGTGCTTATTAGACCTTGCTCCAATTGGGCGTCTTGGATGTAGATAGTACCAGCAGTAGTTTCCGCAAAATCGGGGTAAATACGAGCCGTTGTAATGGTCGCATTAAAGGTCATTGAAAATCTCCACCATCCGCCACCTACATCAGTAGCGTTTGAATCAATAATACCAGCACTTGCAACAAGTGAACCATCAACAAGGCTGAATTTAGCATATGGATTCGTAGCACCAGTATCGTTAAAAATGGTAACTTGATTAAGTGTTCCAGCCTTTGCGTAAATACTGAATGTGTTTACTCCGCTTTGTGAAATGTTTTGTACTATGTAACGATAAGCAGTAGCACCTTTTGATAATTCCCAAGCATCGTTACTACCATCGTATCCGCTTTGACCGCCCGTTATAGAGCCGCTCAAAACATTTGACCAAGTAGTATCAAAACTATTACTCTGAAGAAGCACATTCTCCCTCCCCTTCTCAATAAGCCCACTCGCATTTACACGAGTCGCTGGACTCGCTCCGCTTCCATCTCTTGAGAAAGTGAAATCACCACTACCATCGGTCGGTTTAATGGAATATAGTTTATCGTCTTTGTAACCGCTTGGTATCATTACCAAAGAAGCGGAATCGAATAGTGTTGCCATAATTATGCTATTGTTTTTTTAAGTGATGCGACCGATTGATTGACGCATTTTTGTGATTCAAATAAACCGGAGTCGGCTATCACTCGTGAACGAAATTCGGCAACGACCGAACCAATACCCGAATGAAACACGCCTCTCCGTAGGAGGTAATAAAATTGAGCGTTGTTCATCTTGTGGATGTTTTATGTGTTATAAAATTAAGTATCATTTAAGGCTTAACCATTACTATTTGCCTATTTCTCTTTTTTCTGAATCACGAACCAGTTGTTGTTGTGACCCATCAACGTGATGCCGTCAAAACTTCTGTCCATTGTATAAGCACCCTCGCCATCGATAGCCTCACCCGACTGAGGCAACAATCGAATAGTTTTATTGGCCTCAATAGTATCGTCGGTCTTAAAGCGCATAATCACGCCAGATTGACTTGACGGTAGGTTCAATGTATAGGTGCCGTTACCTTCGCCCGTTTCCCAACTGATAAAATTGACATTATTGCTCAACGATAGCGTTTCACTACCTCCGGGGCCTCCGACAATATCATTGATCGTCACGTTCACACGCCCCGTCGTAGTAAATTCACCAACGGATGTCGTGGCCAATGTCGTAGCACCCTCAACATCCAACGTGCCACCAACATCGGCATTGTTTGCCGCCGTTACATCTCGGCCGCTGATGTCGCTTGTTGTCGTAATATCACCGCCCGCACTTATCGTGTTTGAAACGTTTACATCTCCAGTTGCCGTGATGTCAACGGATGTGATTTCACCCGATGCAATGACGTCCGTAGAATAAAGGTTGCCCGTGACGTTTGCCGTGCCGTTGATTTGCGCACCCGTTGCCGTCTCTTGGAATGGGCCGAGCGTTTGATTGACAGAATCGACTGTCATGCCACCGACCACACCATTAGAGGCGTTTATATACTGCCCTTGATAATCGTAAACGTCTATGTTTTCCGTAGCGTCTCCAATTTCTATCGGGTTGTTACTGATATCAGCAAAAGCGGATATCTTAGCTATTTTGAACGCCTCGAACTGAATCTCGTCTCTATTGGCATTGAGTGAAGACCTCAACGGCAGCCAATAAGCACCGTCAAAGCGCAAACGCTTGTGGAACTCCCCACCATTGATAAACAGACCCTCAAAGCGGTTGACTACCTTAGCTTGAAGAGCGAGTATCTCTTTTGTTACCAGCTTACTCACATCTACATAGTCACCACTATTCCCCTGGCGCCATCCCGTAGACGGCGTGTACACACTACCGGTATATACTCTTAAGGACCCTGCGGCTCCTGGGCCATCACCTAAAGAGATAGGTCCTAGTGAAACCTCTATGTTACTGCCAAGGTTTGTACTGCTGTTGATAGCGTAGAATGTGCTTTGAACAGTACCTCTAGTATTGTCGTTTACAAACTGCGCACGCTCAAGGTCTACCGCCCAAGCAAAGGTATTGCTACCGGTGAAGAAACTCGTCGAGCTCCCTTGCGAGTCGTAGAATCCTAAAATCGTAATATCTATGTAAATCTCTCCATCTTTAGGCAGCGGAGCTGTGGCCATAGCATGGAGCGTTCTAGTAGTGCTTGATACTTGTCTGCTCACATTCGTTGCTGCCCACTTGTAACTGCCGTAAGTAGTGCCCCACGATCCTGGACCAAATGAGGTGAACCCACTGACCAGAGAATTGGTATAATATTGGTCCGCAGTGCCGTCCGACGGCTCCAAGCGGATGTACACCTCGAATACTGGAGTAGCCACACCTACCAAAGGCGTTTGTATATAGGTTTGGAACTTAGAGCGCATCTGTAGATTGATACGGCCATTGTCTGCACTTGGAATGATGCCCACGTCAATCTCATCACCAAACTGCGAGTCGTAAGTCACCACACCTCCGATGAGGTTGGCTTCACTCTTGCGCTCCTGGATAAGCTCCACACGCTTCACAGCTGGGAGGAATCGGAACACACCTTGAGACCTGAAGACCTCGTCCTGGTCTACGAGCACATCTTGGACCACCGTGCTCAAACTGTCTTGTGTTCCGCTCTTGAGGTACTTAAACTCTCGGATGTTTATCTTATCACGCTCACCTATCTGCTCAAAGCGGTAACTGCCTCCGGAGAAGTAGAACCTTGCGCCCATTATGATACACATCTCTCTGATGACTTGTAAGCTCTGTGTATATTCACGCTCTTGACCTTGCGTCCAAAAAGTAAAGACCTTGAGGTCCACTTTCGTATTATCTAACGGGTCCATCGTGTCGCTGTAGGTCATCTCCTCAGCGTACCAGTTCACCACACTTGTAAGTAATGGCTCATCGGTCTCAAACAGAGAGGCAATGCCAGCGTCTTCAAGCATCTCGATAATAGCTTCCTTAAAAGTACGGTTGTTACTTTGCACCAAACCAAAGTTGTAGTCCACCGTGCTCAGCAAGCTGATGCCGTCAGCAGCAGTAATCTCCATCAATCGTGGCTTGCTCTCGTCTGCCTCTTCGATGAGGTCTTGAGCAATGTATCCGGTCCAATACAAAGAATAAAGCTCTTGAGGGATGTCGGTAGTGCCGCCCAGTGCATTTATTGCACTGACCACGCAGTTCTCACTCTCGTAAGTACCGCCGTCGGTCTCTACACGCTCTTTGGTGTAATCGCTAAATATATTGCTGCGGCTCTCTGAGCCTACACCTAGAGCTATTAAAGCATCATTGACGCAGTTGCCTGCCTCGAACTCACCACCATCGCCGACCACTCTATTGCGGTAGTCGTTAAGGATGTTCTCTTGGCTTGGCTTGCTGTACTTTAGGATGCGGATGCTGAACTGCTTGTCCTGGGCATTAAGCAATGCCGTGCGGAATTGGTCCACAGCCGTGCTCTCGTTGTAGAACCCAACGCTCACGCTAGAGCCAACAATAGGGCTATAGATAACATCCGTCTCACCGTCATGCGTGAGTGTGAAGCCGTTGCCGTCTAGCTTGATGTTGTGGACCACACCATTATAGGCGCTGTCAATGATTTGTACTTGATATTGATCGTCCTTAAGTGTACGGAACTCACCTTGCAGTCTTACCCCCATTAAAAGCCTCTTTGTCGTGTTCTATTTCTTCCCGCTCTCTCATTAGAGAGTAGTATGTCTTGACCTGATAAAGTTCCAAAGATTTGGATGCCGCCCTGCATTCCTCCAGCCGCTGCGCTGTTGAAGCCAAAGCCTCCACCACTCATTCCAAATGATTTGCCGAAGAGGTCTCCAAAGCTCATACCATTCTGGCCAAATATCTTAGCACCGGCAGCGCCAGCGCCACCAAAGGCAATACTCATAATAGTAGCTAACACTGCAGCCGCTGCGGCAGTAGCTAAGAGCTGCGCAACCATCATCTTTAGCTGCTGAACGAACACCTCAGCAAAATTGCCGATGCGTGTCTCTCCTTCTTCTAACGGTGCAAAGGCTGCAGCAAAAGATGCCTGCAGCACTCCGCCCATCATTGCAAAACCTTGTTGCAGTCGCTCACGCTCTGCATTAATTTGCTCGAAGCTCTTAAAGGTAGCGTTCTCAAACTCTTCAATCTGCTCGGTTGCTTCCGGTATCTCCTCAAGCTCAAGGTTTACATCGTCAAAACCAAGTTGTTTTGCCAACAGCCTCTCATCAACGGCACCTGGCTTAAACATCTTGTCCATCTCTTTACGCACCGCCTTGAGCTTTGGTAAAGCATCATCTAGTTTTTGATTGTATACTTCCGTAGCCGCTGCGAGCGCTTTAGCTTTTTTTACCTTTTCCTCCTCAAGGTACAGCCTTGCTGCCTCACCACTTTTTATGCGCTCGGCTTCTTCCTTCTCCTCAAGTTTAGCATTTAACGCTTTTAAGGTCTCGGTGCGCAATGCCTCAAGCCTATCGACGTTCTTAATATAGGTAAGATTCTTAGGAGCGTTGGCAAGGTCTCGGTTGTTAATCTCAATACGCTTTTCTAGCTCCTTTACCTGGCTCCTAAGCTGTTCCTCTGTTTTACCACTAACAGCAAAACTATCCGGCAGTGGTTTAGAAAGCGTATCAACGATACTTGAGACGATAGACAAGACACCGCTATACGCTGGCAATAATTTAGTACCAATATCGGTCTTGAGGTTCTCAATCTCTGCACGCTGTTGCTCCACCTTCATAGTGGTAGTGACAATACGCTCTCCAGCCTTAGCAAACTCCTGGTCGATAATCTTACCAACAGCCTCAGTCATATCTGCGCCACCTTCCATCTGCTCCTTTAATTCAGCAGCAGAGATACCGAGGTTATCCAAAATCATCACACTCTTACGCCCCAAACCGGTAACGAAAGAGTCAACGAGGTAGTCAACACTCTGACCCGTCTCTTGCGCTCTGCGCTGTGCAAACTCCAAACCTTTCGCAAGCACATCCATTGGGATGCGGAAGTTTTTAGCATTTACCGCAGATTTCATAAGCTCCAAATCAGAAACAGTGCCTGCAGTAGCTTTTCTTAAGTCATTAAGTAGATTCGGGTCGTTGAGTCGGTCAAAAGCGGTCTTTACCCCCTCGGCTTGCATCGCAAGGTCTAAAGATTGCTGCGTAAAGTCAGCAACGGCATCAACGACAAAAGCAGCGCCAATGACGCCGCCAAGACCTCTGAAACCACCGCTCAACTTTTTTAAGCTGTGGTCAATGTTGCCCATTGCGCTGCGGAACTGCTTGAGGTCCGCACCAATCTTAAAGTCTAAATCTTGTTTGCTCATCCGAACATCTTTTTTACCGCTTCTTGCACTTCCTCAAAACTCGCTGCTCTGTGCACCTTGTTGCTGCTTTTTGCATCCCAGGGGAACTGCACCAAGTCTCTCGGTCCTAACCTCTTTTTTGTGTGAGGAGCGATGTTCACCGCCGCCTGCCACCTTGTGACCTCCCACATCAGTTGAGTCTTGTACTCAAGCTGGCGGTGGAAGCCGTCTCTTTTGTTATGGAATTGGCGAGGCGTCATATTGTAAAACTCCTCAACACTCAATCCCATCTCGCCCAAGCCTATCGCCTCCAAGTCATCCCAGGAGATGTCTTCACTAGGTTGGGCGTTTACTTTTTTTCAGTCGCAGCCGGTTTGATGAATGAAGCTACAAAAAGCTCCATACATTGGTTGAGCAGTGTTGGGTCCTCGTCCATCATATCGGCCACATCTTCAATCTCAAGATCAAAAGATTGCTTCTCAGCTCTTGCGCCGTCCTTTAAACCTGCCCATACCAAAATAATAGCGTGGTCCAGTTTGATGTTTTCCCCTAGCGTCTCCAAGTCTTTCAACTCGAGACCAGCCTCTTGTGTAAATAACCTCAATGCGTTGAAGCCGTATTTTACCGGATACTGTTGTTCTGCTACTTTTACCTTAAAATTCGTCATTGTTGTGTTTTATTTAAAAGGGGAGAGGCGCCGCCCCTCCCCTTAAGATTATGCACGAGTGCCTTGCGTCAATGCTCCGTTTCCTTGAAGCGTAAAGCTGAATGTTGCGTTATCTTCAAAACCACTGTCGTTTGAGAACTCAGTGATAAATCCTTGACCCGAGTAGTAGATTTCGTCTGCTGTCTCTGAGCCAAACTCAATATGCACCTCAGTGCGGTTGTTTAGATACGTATAAATATCGTCAGGCGTTGCCTTACCGCTATTATTATACACTACCAAACCCTCGCCGCTGAGCGTCCAAGATTTCATACCTACTAGAGACTCGTTCCACGCACCACTATCTTTATTGGTCGTGTCTCTTGTCTCTACAGAAACGCTAAGGTTAGCGCTGGTCATTTTACCTACAGTCTCGTAGGTTGCTCCGTCAGTACCAATGCGAATTACCACATCGCTACTATTCATAATGTTTGTGCTTGCTGCCATATAGCTACAATTTTTTATTATTTACCTATTCTAAAACTTAAATCAACCGCAACAGCAAACGTCTCCTCGTCCGCATTAAAGATCTCTGATTGAGTCTCAAATTCACACGATTGAACATCTACAGCGCTAATTGTTTCCTTCATTCGCACAAATGCTGTGCGTATATTTTCCACAGCCTCCTGGAGGACGCCGTAGTTATCACCTATTAAAGTAAGCTCTACATTTACCACATCAATGTGACTATCTGCATCTTTTGAGCCCTCGGTTCTGATGCTGGTAGTGTCGTAAATACAAAAAGGTCGAGCGCTCGTTTGAGCACCCACCAATGGATAAACACGGCCGGCAAAAACACTGTTTAAGCTGCTCGTGTTGTCAAATTTGTATTTTATCACTTTGCCTATCATCGCAAACCAAATCTTTGCCCAAACTTGAGCTTTTTTAGTTCTCTACCTACAATTTGGTTAAAGTTACGCACGAACTTTACCCTTACCTTTACTTTTGCAGCACTTTGTGCCTTTTGAGCAAAGCCTTTATTTTCACCGGAGTATTTCTCTTTCTGATTTCCTCCAACTCGAAGCCATCCAAAATTAAGCATACCACCGTACCAGCCGCCTTTGGTTGGGGATTTGTAGCGCCCAGACCTCCTAGGGCCTACACTCATACCTACTACGTTTGAGCTTTGTAAATACTTAGGCGTTTTAATACCTATACTTTCTTTTAGTTGTCCTGGCATAATCTCGGCATATATCTTGCCCTTTCTATAGACCTTGAACACCTCATCTGCTTTGGTGATGTTTCTAACATAAGAATCAACCATAGGAGGTAGAGATTTTTTCCCTATTTGCTTGATGACCTTCTTTTTAAGTCTGTCATCGAGCTTCTTGAGCTTACGCATGAGCTCATCAGCGCCCTCAAGTTTTACTCGTACCTTCTCCATCCTTATTGCGCATCAGACCATAAACAAACCAACTTCAAATATGCTTTGCGAGCATCAGCGTTTTGCACGGTCTCAATTTTATATATTTCGTTGTTGTATAATACACGCATCTCTGCGTTCACATCCGTGCGGTATCTTATGATGAACTCCACCTTTTTAGTGGAGGCCAACATATCACCTTTCTCACCCTCGTTACCTACCTTTTCCTTCACATTGGCCCATACTTGCGCCAAAGTAATGTAGTCAACGACAAGCTGACCAAAGGGGTCTCCTTCAATACCTCCTAACTCGTTGATATCGGAAACAACACAATCCTCACCCTCAACAACACCTGAGTCTCCACCAACACGCTGACCGAAAGCATCGGTAGCATTAGTAGTATAGACACGAGCGTTGACCGGCTTTTGTATGGTCACTCTCCTATCAAGTTGTCCAGCTTGCTCAATCATTAGAATGTAAAGATGCGGAACGGGTTAAATAAATACTCCGATGCCGTTGGCATCTTCTTCACTCTATCACCACGATTGTCGTATAGGTCGCTGATGATGAGCATCATCCCCTGCTTTAATGGCGTTGGGATTGCACTCACATCCGTACCAACGGTGTATCTAACGATCACCTGATTGATGATTCCGTTAGTAGCAAACCACCCTGCAGTGGAAGCGATACGTGCCGGCTCACTAATAGTGTCCACAACGTAGTAGCTAGGGTCAACGGTCTCCTCTGAGCCTATCTCATCTACATACTTGACGCTGCTAACACTTTGTACCGGACCACGGCTCAAATAGATGATGTCTTTTGAAAGAGCGTCCTTGTAATTTGGGAAGCTGTCAAAATACTCGTCTATGGTAGTAGTCACCAAGATGCGGCGAGTGTAACTCTCACACATCTCACGTGCAGCAGAAATAAGGGCGGTAATAAGTGCGTCCTCGTCACTACCATCAACACGTAGGAAGTTTTTAGCTTCAGTCAAAGTGATTGGTTCACTTGCTGCCGGTGTAACTACTGAATAAGCCATTTATCGTGTCTCTTTTGTTTTTGGTTTGCTTACGCTCTTTTTAGCACGCTTCTTTGGAGGTTCAGCGACTGCCTCGCAGAACCCAGCGTTTAAAAATTCCATAGCTCTGTCGTTGGGGAGGTCCGCCTCCGCACCTTGGCGAAAGCGGAACCCTGAACCAACAACAGTCTTTTTAAAGACTACTTTCATCCTTATGCCTGGATCAAGTGCTTAACAGCACGAGTGTCCAATACTTTAGAGTCAGAACGTTTCCAGCTCACAAAGCCCACCTCGAGCTCATCAGCAAAACGCTCGTTCAAGCGTAGCATCTGAATACCACCAGCGTTACGAACAACGAACTTGCTGAAGTCAGCAGCTACCATTGTCTTCGTACCAGTAGCGATGCTTGACTGCATATCGTTGTTCACGTATACTGGAACACCGAAGATGCGGTCTGGCTGTCCTGCTTCCATTGATGGAATGAAGATTGGGAAGTCGTTGCTTGAACCAATACCCAAAGCACGTACAGCAGCAATGATGTTATCGTGCGCCATCAAACCAAATCCTGGCTTGTTACGGTAAGAAGCATCAACAGAGTAGATAAGGTCTAGGATATCGTCTGCAACGATAGCAGAAGCTCCAGCTGCAGTGTTACCCAAAGAAGAACCCGTTACAATACCTTGTGGCTGGCTTGAACCAGTACCGGTAGTGAATGCAGCGTTTGTAGCACGAGCGATACGCTCACCCATAGCCTCAACCAAGAAAGCGTCAAGATCAAAAGCGCTGTCTTGCAACAACTGCTGAGATACCTTCACCAAAGAAGAGTAGTTGTAAGCAGAAAGTTGTGCGTTAGCGAAAGTCATATCTTGAACAGTTACTGCAGAAGCCTCGCTCACTAAGTTAGCGTCAGTTGCAGTGTCGTTCAATGTTGGGTAGTCCAACAAACCACCTGATGCAGTGTTTAGCTTCTTAGCCAAACGCTCAACCTCACCAGTGAAAGCAGTAGCTACGTCAAGCTCATTGCTGAACTCACGAGGTACCAAGAAACCACCCAAAGAGTCAGTACCTACTACCTGAGTAGCTGTACCACGCTTTTGTACCAAAGAACGCTCTTCAGCAGTCAAAGCACCCATACCGTGACGCAAGTACTTAGAAAAAGCACCTTTAGCATCAAGTTTTGGAGCAGCAGCACGAGCCTCACCTTCTAGGCCAGCGATTTCTTTCTTCATCTCAGCATTGCGCTCGATGATTTCAATCTCTTGTTTAAGACCACGAGCGTCAGCTTCGATAGCCTCAAACTTTGATTTTTCTTCAGACGTCATAGAACGTCCCTCAGCCTGTGCAGCAGCAACAATAGCGTCAGCGTCTTTGATAAGCTGTGCACGGCGTCCTCTCAATTCGATATTTTTCATTTTAATCGATTTTTAGAAGTTTCAATTTATACTCAAAGATTTCAATGTCAGATTCTTCTTTGATATCTGCCGGAGCATCTACCTCAGCACCTTCTGACTTCGGTGTATTATTTCTCATCAATTCACTTGTCGCATCCGGATACGCAGGTTGTGCTACGGGGGATACATCAAGAAGCCTTGATACCTTTTCTATTATTCTGTACGTTTTGCCGTCTCTCTCTTCCCAGCGATCCTCACCAATCAAGAAAGCAAACGAACTTTGGTTTACATCGCCACGCTTCATCAGCTCCACCAAATCGTTAGCGTAGGATGTGTTCGGCATATCTACCTCGTAGTAGAGCCCACGAGCATCCGTACCAATGCGCAAGGTGCCGCTTGATACACGACCTAGAAGTAGATTCTCGTCATGGTTGAAGTAGGCTCTCACGTCATTGTCCATCACGCCGTCAAAAGCCCCTGGAGCAATCTGCTCGTAGAAGCCTCCCATCCATTCGCTGTCGCTGTTGTATACAGCAGCATAGCCACGGACCGTGTTGCCTTCATATTCGGCATTCTCCATTCTAAACTCACGCTTTTCAACGATAGCGGTATGGCTTCTCACCTCCGCATCAAACTTCTCAAGCGTTGAGAATAAGTGCACCACGTTGAGGACCGGCTTGCGCTCAATGTACGCCTCCTCTTCTGAAGAGTAACGGTATATTCTGATGAGAGCAGCTGGATTGTCAGCAGTTCCCGTGATCGTGAAGCCGCTGTCCGCTTCAAGCTCTCCATCTCTTTCTATTTGAATGATAAGGCCGTAAGCGTTTCCGCCTGAAGTGTTCCAGCGCACAAAATCGCCAACAACAAGCTCATCCGGCTCTGCTCTCTTGTCCTTATCCTTGTAGCCTTCCTCCTCGACCATCTCACCCTTACCAAAGGTGATGACAATCTCCTCGTCAGTCTCGACTACGCTTTTAATATGTCTCTCTTCCATTTCTTCACTCTCTAATGTTTCACGAGCCCACTCAAGCATCTCGTCACCTCCCCAAGCTGCGTACATTATAGAGCCGCACACTTGGTCCCCCTCTTCATCTTTGAAGCTGCCAGTGTCGTACACTTTAGCACGAGACAAAAAGCTAAAGATGCGAGGAAGTCGCTCCTCACTCACCACCTCACCATTTGCTAAAATGCGGGCAGTGTTCCAACCGACAACAGTACCGCAATCCGTTCCTTCTTCTTCTCTAAGGTCCAGGGCACGCTGTGCGTTGTCTTTCGCTGCTTGTGGGTAATTAGTCCAAGGCATTAGTCATCGTCGGTATTATCGGTTGCAGCATCAACCATGTTGAGCGGCTGGAGATACACATCTCCCCCTTCAATGTTATCTAATCCTTCAAACTTGCGGATGTCATTCACTGACAACCAGCCCCATTGGCGAGCTACTGAGTAGCTTGAATATCTAGAAGCTAAATCACCACGCAGTAGACCGTCCATATTGAAACGGATGTAATAGTCATCACCATTGGGGAAGAGCTTGCGGTTGAATTCCGCCTCCCATCTCTTCACCCACGGCAAAATGGTATTGCGCTGGAACTGGATGCCTTGCTCCTCAATGTTTGCTCTCGTTGAGCTATTTTCTAATGATCCTAAGTAAGCAAGAGGAATGCGGAAGAAGCGTGCAATGTCTACCACACCAAACTGGCGAGTCTCTAAAAATTGAGATTCGCTTGGTGAGATGCTTACTTTTTGCAGGTTCATACCCTCCTCTAAAATTGCCGTCTTATGAGCGTTATCTAGTCCGCTGTACCTACGTTGCCAAGAAGCCATCAAACGCTTGTAGGCGTCATCTGAGAGCCTTCCCGGGTGCGTGAGCACTGCACTTACGTTTGCGCCATTACCAAAGAATGAGCCACCGAACTGGTCAGCAGCCAAACCTAGGCCAATACTCTCTCTTGCTGCTTCGATTACACTCTTTCCAACAATACCGTCAAAAGACAAACCAACGATGTGGATAATCTCGGTATCGTCAAAGGTTTCTTTACCTTGGTCGATGACGTAGAACTTCTCGTCTTGGTACACCTTTACCTCTACTCGGTCCGGATGTATTGGAATAAGTTTTATAGGCTGCCCAGCTTCGTTGCGCTTGATAGCAATAAACGCATTACCGTGCAAACAAAGATGCGCCTGGCACACTTCACGGAAGTTAAAGTCCGTCATCATTCCATTTGGATGATGGATGAGCTTATTGATAGGGTGCGCATCTGCTGTGCGTGTAGAACCCTCTGCATCTTGCTTCACGTCCCACGGGAGTGTAGCGATCGTCTCAGAGATTACACGAACCGCACCAAAGACTGCAGACAAACGCATTGCGCTGTCTTCAGTGATTGCGATGCCCGTTTTAGAGGCCGAGCCGTCAAACATCCAGGAGGCCGGATTGGCCAACGATGTTGAAGGACGGTTAGGCGAAGCTCTAAATGCACCAAGGATGCGTCCGAAGAAGTTTTGATTTTCAGCCATATTTGGCGAGATACATTGTAATTACGCTCAAATATAACTATCTCTCAAGGCTCAAAACCAAAGTTTTAGAAAATAAAAAAGCCCTACCAATAACTGGTAGGGCACCGCTATTAACAAAACCAAATAACAACTACATCTGCGGCCGATGGGCAAAGATACCGTTTTTTACCCGCTGCGCCAAAGCGGAAAGAGTGAACCTAACTCTCACGGTGTTCTTGTTAATGTCTTCCAGGGTGGCCACACCATTCTTAATGTTGATGATCTTGTACACCCATTTGAATTTGTTGCTTTTGAGGATATCCCCAATTTCAAAACTGCTATACATAACTTTTACTTTTTTGTTGTTGTTGCTCAATCAAGTTACTAAAAAAACTATACCGTCCGAATGTATACCTCATTTTTTTTGTCAGCTATGCAAGCATCTTTTTATCTGCGGGTGCGCAAATGAGCACACGCAGAGAAAAAAATGCAAAGACAAAATCCGATGTTTTATTTTTTTTCTCCCTATATATAGCAGAAAAAAAACAAAAATAAACACCAGATTGTTAATAACGGCAAGTTTTAATACTAAGAATCTTTTTCTCAAAAATCACCTCTACAGCGTAATTTTCACCTCCTAGATGACGCACATAAGGTGTGTAATCGTATATATCAAATAAGCAAACGGCTAATTTTTGCGCTTCCTCCAACGTCATAAAAAGCGAATATCTTGCGATTCATAGGTCGAGCTTTTACTCACATCTGAATTTTCAACCGTCATCTTTTCGCCCAGTGCCATAATCAAAGCGACCACGCCGTCAATCTTATCACCGGCTTTTGCCTTGCTAAATTTCACGTTCTCGGCATCGTCTTTCTTCACCACAACATTCCCAACCATCCAACGCAGCATAGAGTGACCGCCGTGGTGCAACAGTCTCTTTTTAACCAACACCTCCGCATTTTTGATAGGGCCACTCATAGAGACAAACCCCTGGCCGAACGGGTCCATATCAATCCCCTCGTCCGTCAACTGCTGGACCAAGCTGTTGGAATTCCACCGGTCAAAAGCGATGCTCTGAATATCGAATACCGTGGCCGCCTCTATGATCTTGTTTCTTATTACGTTGTAGTCCGTAGAATTGCCATCGGTAACGATGAGCTCACCTTTAGCGACAAAGCTGTCGTAAGAGCCACCGGTCTGCACTCTCCTGCGCTCAACAGCCGCCTCACTTACAAATAGGTAGGGCAGCACCTTAATGCTTCCATCGTCCCAGGGGAATATCAACACAAAAGCAGTAACATCCTCCACGGCAGCCAAATCTAAACCGCCATAACAAGGGCGTCCTTTAAGCTCTGAGAGGTTTACCGAACCACTGCTCTGCATCCACTCGTCATCAGCAATCCAAGAGGCGAGAGAATTTACCCACTGATTCAGGTGCAGCTGTCGGAACGCTATCTCTGCGCTGGGCAGTGTCTTTGCCTCGTTGCTCATCTTCCTAAAATACTCCGGCTTGATACTGACCTCGTAGTTTGGATTCGCTTTGCGCCACGTCTCCTCACTATAAATGTCGTCGCCAATCTCTGCCTCGTAAATCAGCGGCAGGAACGTGTTGTCCTCAATGATGCCGTCACGCACCTTCTTCCCATAGTCGTAAAGCTCAAAGCAAACGCTATTGGGGTCAAAAACTCCAGCGGTAGATATACCGAACATAAGCGGCTGAGCCCTGGCACCCATCGAGGTGGCCATTACATCCCACAGCTCACGATTCTTAGCACTGTGGACCTCATCATAAAGCACTGCACTAGCGTTCGCCCCATGCAAAACTCCAGCATCTGCAGCTACAGCCTTGAGAAATGAATTGGTACCGCCAAGCACAATACTATTGCGGTACACTTTACAGCCACGCTCCAGCACTGGCTGGTTCCGTATCATTTGCTTACACACATCAAAGATGGCATTTGCTTGGTCTCGTGAAGAGGCACAAACATAGATTTCCGCTCCTGGCTCTTTGTCAATAAACAACAGTGCCAAACCAATGGCGGCGAGCAGGTTGCTCTTCCCGTTCTTCCTCGGTATAAAGACAAACGAGGTTCGGTACTGACGTGTGCCGTCAGCATTCACCGTACCAAACAACTCACGGATGTACTCCTTCTGCCACTCCTCTAAAATAAAGGCTTTGTTTGCAAGCTCACCCTTCACGTGTGTACACACCTTTTCAATAAATCTAATGACTCGCTCTGCTTTGTTCTCGTCGTACATCTTAACCTCCCAATAAATCTTCTAAACTCTGCACCTTGTCCGGTGCACTTAATTTTGCTCTAGCTGCTGCAGTGAGTCCAAACTCCGGCAGCATCTTTTTAATTCTATTCCATGCCTCTTGCATCATTGCAAGCTCTGGGCGTGGCCGGTGCATCTCATCACCTTGTGCTGTGGTGGTGGTATACGTTGGACCGTTCTTTTTTATCACTGCACGAGCGGCCACGTAATCCTCCCAGCTGTCCGCTAACATCTGAAGCGCTAGCGCATCAACCTCAGCGACTACACCAAGATCGTCAAGGTGCTTGACCAACCAGTGGAACGTCTCCTCCGTGCTTTGAAACGCTGGGAGCTCCGGGCGGCCCTGCACCTCCAAGCGGTCCTCGTGTCTATCCTTCCTATATGTGCCGGCAGCCTTTACCATTGCTGTCGGTTTTCTTTTTCTTCCTGGCATTATTGCTCAAATTTTATCATTTATTGATGAGGTACTGCCCATCTTTTACCCTTTTCAAATCGACTTCGTGTAAAGAAGAC